GCTCTGACATGCTGATTTCGTCGATCAACCTACCCATCTGTCTAATCCGGTAACCAGGAGACCCCGCATCCAACGGGGCTCACCCACCTCAGTTTAATGCTAGACGACTGAGGACGTCCACTGCGCTCAAGGTGTCCTTCTTGAGACGGGGTATTACCCCGTTTTAGGAAGAACTTGAGCAAGGCTCCGTCTCCACTCACTGTAGAAGCTGGTGGTCGGGACTGAGGCACAAACGCCTTTACAACGGGCGTTTGCGTATCACCGTGCATGATCTTCTCCGGCTGAAAATGGAGAAATGATGCACGACCCAGCGCAGCTGATGTATCCGCGATGATAGGAAAGTGGGGAAGGATCTTCCCTATTTCTCCATCGAGATACCTAGCTGTCTTCCACATCCCACGGTAGTATACGTGGTTGCGGAATTCAACTAGAGAAATCAGCTCCTTAACGCAGCGCCGTGAGGTCGGGAACTTGCGACGGAATTTGACAGGTGTTACGTCAAACCCATCGTAGTAATCCCCACCGCAAGACTCTCTGAACTTACCCGTCCAGAAAGACTTGCTCCGGTTCACTAGAAGTCCAAAAGACTCTAGTTCCTTCATCACGGCATGTACATGATCTACAGGGACAAGAATATCATCCCCGTAGATGCGCAGGGAACCCACAAGCGACTTAACGTGCTTGCGGGTGAGCGTCACCCTGGCACTCTTTTCAATCCCCATGAGAACGATGACTAGAAACACCATCGCTTCAATAGGGAAGGTGAGTGCAGAACCCATCGATGCGAACTTGTTCAGCTCAAGGATGATCTCCTCATTCCGAACAAGTACACGGGCGTGTGTTGAGCGCGTAGCTTGCACGGCCTCTGAGAAAAGAGGATTCCGATGCAAAAGCGCCAGCACAAGCTCGTTCAAAACACGATCAGAAGCTTCGCTCAGATCGAGCGTCGCCAGATCGCCTCTTCTGGAGGCATTCCGAGCCAGATCCCTGTTTGGGTTCTGGTCCCGAAATCCCAAGAAGTAAGAGCCAAGATCTCTGTCCTTTTCAGGAACGGAGACCTCAGGCTCGAGGAACTCGACCAGTGGTTCGAGCATGGCCTGCTGCATGTACTGCATACAGGTTGGCTCAATCGCAATGATCCGAGGTGTTTTGAGCGTCTTAGGCACGGAGATGACCTTAACCGGTCGCTCCTTGCCAGGTTCAAGGATCTCTACATGGTCCAACTGGTCCTCACGGACGTTGTTGGCGACCAGGTGCTCCCTCATCGGGAACACTGATTCTAGTCGTTCGGTCCACTCCAGCTGGTCGAACTTGCCGTTTCCGGTAAGTCCGTCAGCAGTCGCGCCCGGTCCATGCTTCCCTCGGACTTCCCCAGCATAGATAAGATTATCAATGCTAGAAAAAGTCCGATGAAAGACCAGAGAAGCAATCCTACGGAAGTCCAATAGACTGTCCGCAGAAATAGTACTACGCTTCTCTTGGAGATCCTGTTCACAGCTGATGTATCCTCTCATGGCGCGAGCGACCCGTGTTTCACTAGCGGGCAACTCGATCTTGGCAAAAAGGTAGCAAAGCTGCCTAATCGCCGAGATGGAATCCACGAGAAGATCATGGCCTTTTGAGCCATGCTCATCAGTCAGAATGACACCACTTGTGTCGAACACGTGATGTAGGAAACCCCCTAGAAATAGAGGGAGACCGTGCTTCCGTTTAAAACCCGGAAACGCATAGACATCAACAAACCCTTGGTCCAGACATCTTTCGAAGTCTTTTCCAAAGGATGGAAGGGTGATCGTCAGAAATGACGTTCCTTCCTGTTCGACACGCCTCTCGAGCTTTTTACAGTCGAGAGTCGCGCTAGTACAGCATGTCATGGACAACTCTGTTGCCATGACCCTCCAGAGCAGAACGAGGCTTTTCAAGTCTCCCCTTCCTAAGGGGTAGGCTTCCAGGGCCTCACATCCGCAGTGTCACACCTACGTCCGTGTGGTCTTTATGACCACTGGACCAGTATGACGGTCTGTAACTGGGAACTTCCCACAAGTCACCGTCTGTGTACATGTCTTTGATAGACATGACACGGCGAACAAGTGAGATGTTCCGCCAGCAGTCGAGGTGATTATTCTCGCTGCTGAACGGTGAACTGACTCGGTTCCGCATACAGGACATGACATCTTCTGTCAAGTCCTCGCACCACTGGATTCTAAGAACCTCGTGGTCGGCGGATAGCGTCATGATAAACGCCATGGGGGATCTCCTAACTGGTTGTTATGATCAGCGAGGAGACCCCCCGCCGTATCAGTTCTCGCCACCCAGAAGCTGGGTGACGCGGGCTCCCGTGCTCGCCGCAAGATATGCGACGAGCGCGTCAACCACTGCCTTGGCCTCAGCAACCGAGTAACCAACCTTGGGGGTGTTAACCACCAAGTAGGCGCTCATGTTGTAGGAGATGTTGTTGCCCGTAAGGAACGGGTCAGCAGCCACCTTCTGATGGTCAAGGCGCAGGACTCGGCGAGTCCTACCACCGTAGTTGTCCGCGATGGACAACGCGACGTTTCCGTCGTTGGCGGTGAACTTGCCACTGTTCTGCCCGCTAGAAGTACGCGGGAGTGAGATAGTCGAGCCACTGATAGTGACAGACTGCGGATCGGCAAATGCCATTGAGGCATGCTCCTTCGGTAGACACCCGATCAAGGGTGACATGGGATTGAAACCAGATAGGGTTCTGAATCGCCCTATCTAGCAATCTTAGCGTTACCCCGGGACAAGCCAAGGGCTGCCAAGATGGCGATCTGTTGGGTCGAAAGACCCGACTGATCAACGCCGAACCCGTATGGATTAGCAGCAACGCGACGCTTTCGCAAGGTCGCAACGCTACGTGTTCCCCATTGACCGGCTGAGATGTCAATCTCAGCGATCTGTTGGTGCATCACGTAACCATACTGCATCACCAAACCGTTGTGATTGAGAGCCGAACAATTATGGGCGATATCGCCTATGTCCGTCTTCCAATCCGCGGCCCAGGACCATGGAGAGATATTCCAGAGAACTTCTGGAGTCAAGTCAGCGCCCAAAAGCTTGTGGGCGTAAGCCTTGTATCTCTTGATACGTTCATCGTAGCGGTTTCCGCTAGGAAAGTAGTACCGGTAACAACCGGAAAACCACATCTTCTCTCTAAGAGAAGTGGACGTATACGTCATGGCAGATCCAATGTTGGAATTGTTCGGGGTATTGATAAAACTGTCAGTAATGGCAGTTTCACCCGTCGCATCATTGGATATGAGAAGGTGTCTCTTGATCTTCTTTCCGTTATCTCGTGCGGTCTGTTCAATGACCTCACTTGACGTACGGACGGCTTTTGCAAAGTCGCGAATATCAGAGACCAGTGGGACCCATCCGAACTGGACATTGAGGTACTCATGTCCAGCCTGCTTGGCGCGCAAAGTTCTTGCCTTCCAAGTTTCATGTCCTACCATGCTAGGTAGGCCGTCACTCATCGTTTCACCTATAAAGGTGGATACGTTAGCGACGGGGTCCGTTGGTTCAGTTGCAGCAACCGCCTTTGCTCCTATTGGCCAGTAGTAACTGTCCGCAGGGGCCTCCCCCATATAGGGGAGACTTGGTCCGTTGTAGAACCAAGGCAAAGTAGGTCCGACATAGCCAAAACCACGGCCATTGTCGAAGTGCCCGAATGAATAGTCGTACTCAGTACGCTCCATCCACCAGGGACCGCCTACATCTCCATTGCCTAGCTCGGAGATGTCATGGTTGAAAGTAACCATGAATCCAGAGTTATGATTCACCTCAGTCATTGGTCCAGGTCTACCATCATAGGTATAGTTGGGCCAATAGCGAGGTGCTGACTCAAAACTCCGAATCAACTGAACTCACCTTCTTCCTGTACAGTATGCACAACCTGGAGG